AGGTTTTTTAGATGTTTTAAAATCTATTATGGCTAACTCGCCATTATACTCTGCGATACAGTCCACAGTACCTGCAATTCCCAGTTCTTTACTGTAAAGTGAACCTTCTAAGGCATGAACCTTAGATATTTTATTTAGCTCACTTTTATAGATCTTAAAAAGCATTTGAGATAGAGGTTGAACCTCTGGCAACTCTCGGTTGTACAGATACGCCTCAGTAAGAGTATGTGTATCTGTACCACGACTAGTTGATTGTCTAGTAATGCGATCTGCCTCAGCATCACCGACTTTTTTTCGCCATTTAACAAATATATCTTTGTTATGATGACTAGTTACCGATGTTATGGATACTAATTTAAGTAATTCATCTTCATCGGGAACCGAATAATAACGAACACCATCTATAGTTTCCCTTGATAACTTGGGGAGATCAAGTTCAACATGTTCAAACATTACATACCCATACTGTGTTTTGCCATTATGTACTCTTTACAGAGACCTGAACGTACAATATCTTCCATACCAAATTCAATAAAATCAAATGATGGCATGATTCTAAGGACTTTTGTAAAATCCATGATACCATTACGCTCGTTTGTTTTTGTTAGGTCAGACTGTGAAGCATCTCCACAAAAACAGATCTTAGTGTTTTCACCAGACCTTGTAATTATACTATCAAGTTCATGATAATTCAAGTTTTGGAATTCATCCACGATAATGATAGCATTATCTAAAGTTGTACCTCTAAGGAATGATGTTGACCAAAAACTTATAGTACCTTGTGTTTTTAAATTACCGTATAACATTTCAAAGTCAGAGTCAGATTCTAACTCAAACATATACTTAACCATATTCTTGTATGGTATCTGATAAAGTAAGGACTTGTCTTCATGATCGCCAGGAAGAAAACCAATTTCACGAGTAGCAACTAGAGATCTAACAATATAGATCTTTTCATAAGGTGTACTAGGATTTAATACATCTACTAGTGCATTGTATAGTGTAATAAATGTTTTACCTGTACCAGCACAACCATAAGCAACGATGTTCTGATTGTTTTTATAACAGCGATACAGATTCTCCTGATTGTCCGTCAATGGTTCGATCTCTCTCATGAGATCTGCATTGATAGGTTTCTTTCTTCTTCTTTGCTTGGCAGTCATTCCGACTCCAACTGTTTGATCTTCTTTAGTCCTTCTTTTTCTTGTCATACTTGTTTTATCCGAGGAATAGAGATGTTATTGGGTGACGTTGTGTATTATTCAAAAGATGATGCCACACATAAAATGCTGCACCTATAGCAGTACCACCATCATGAGCACATGGATCAACATAGAAGTTAATCTCAGGGAACTCCTTGATATAGTGATAATTATTTACACAGTTCAGAAAATAACCGCCAGATAAAACTACATTTTTAGTGTCTGTTTTATCCAGCAGTTGTTTTATTAATCTTATTGTATGCATTCTTGTCTCCAATTGACATTTAGCTGCAACATTAGATGCATCCTCAAAAGAAGGTGCTGGCAACTGATATTCAGAATTTTTTGCAAACTCTGGATCAAAATTAGAGCAATTTAATACACGTCTACAAGTATCTATTAAAATATCATTGTCTGTAACCCAAATAGCAGCATCATGATCGTAATAGAACCAGTTCTCAGGGTAATCATCCACTTTACCATAAGGAGATACACCCATAGTCTGTCCAGCACTACCCAGTCTTAATATACCAGTCATAAGATTAAATATACCACCAACACATAAACTATGAGTGATAGCAAGTTTATCATTAACTCTTAGAGTTGCATCATGAAAATCTGGATCATAATGACCATGATGTTTATGAATCGTATCTATATTATTACCAGAGAAGTAATACATACTCTCCACCTCTTTATTATCAACCACCATATTTACAGGTGCTCCTCCTCCATCACAGGTTAATGCTGCTGCCTCATCAAAGGGTGAACAATAAAATGCAGAACATGCATGAAATAAATGATGTTCTTTTAGATAGTGTTCTTCATCATAAGTTATACGATACAATTTTAAATTCTTTTTTACTTGAATCATCGTGAGGTCATCACGAAAATCGCACCACTTATTCTTAATGTAAGAACAAAAAATTATATGATCTACATGATCTGTATACTGACGAATGAATGTTAGACATTGCATCGCAGCATCAAGAGGCCAATCTTCTTCTTTAACTCTGTTCAACCTATCATCTTCAAGATAATATACTATCTCCCCATCATCTAATAAACAGACCGATGGATGATGTGATATATTAACACCTAAGACAAACATGTTTGACCTGCCATATTAGTTACACTAGGAAGATGAGTAATCTTATTCTGCTCTGGTTCATACACATACTCCATAGAAGATTGACTTAACATCTCATAGGTATCATAAATCGTATGACATATAACATTACCTGCAAGATTGAGTGATGTATTAAACAACATAGGTATACCAGTCTCATCATAAAAAGTTTTTATGAGATGATAGTAGTGATAGTTTTGATCCTCTGTAACTGTTTGAATCCTACACGTTCCATCAACATGCATAACTCCTGATATCAACTCCTTCTTATCTTCTTTAACAGGTATAGCATACATCATATAAGGACTCTCTTTAAGACTTAACATCTCAAACCATTCAGCACTATGTTCCGCAAGAACACTGGCAGCAAAAGGTCTCCACCACTGTCTACCTTTAGCACCATTAACCTTCTTCTGTGCTTCAGAATCTCTAGGATCATAGAGGATAGATCTATTACCTAACGCTCTTGGTCCTGCCTCTGTTCTACCTTGATGTATACAGACAATATTCTTCTTAACTAAAAGATCAACGACATCATTATAAGTTGCCTGACTATAATTCATTAAGTCTTATTCACTTTGTTCAAACGACCTTGTATACCCCCTGCCTTCTCAGCCTTCTTAAGAATCTCAGTCCATCCAGGATGTTTGTTGTGTAATTTATCTCTCCACTCTCCAACTTCACCAACACCAGGACATGTACTTGGATCAGAAAAATCTCTAGTCCATTGAGGATTATCAGTCTTCCATTGATCCCAGTCATGAACACTCATTACAACTTCTTTCTGTTCTCCAGTCTCCGTATTGACTACAGGATAGGTTGCCATTACTTTTTCCTCATTGGTACTTGTATCGTCCATGATCCACCTTCTAGATCAACCATGTCAAAGTTCTCTTTAAAATATTTCTGTCTTGCTCTCTGCTCTTTCTCGAAGGTAGCAGCAGGTTCATCCCCTGCTGTCTCGCCATAGTTAGGACGCTTTGGATCTTTTAGACCCAAGTAATCTAGTATCGCACCATCTACCATGTAATAAAGAGTATCCCAAGTAAGTGTTTCTCTTAACTCAGATGCAATTCTATCTATATCATTTCCATCTAAGTATTCACCTTTACATACTTCTTTTGAGTAATCCTCACCTTGAGTAATAAGTTTCGCTCTGATCTCTACCAACTCATTTAAGTTGATAGTGATTTTTACATCATCATAAATCGCCATCAGTCCACCCTAATGCATGAGAAATAATTGGGAACTCAGCAACAAAAATGTCACGAATATGTTCTGCGACTTCTTTATGTTCTTGCTGTGTTCCATGACCAGATCGTAGATCAATGTAGTGAATCCAACTACGGACACTACCTGTCATGTACAGACGAGTAAGAGTTGCTTGAGGTAGTACCATTCTAGCACACTCCTTAGCAACACCCTGCTTTAGTAAACTATTGTATAGGTCAAGAGCATCATCAAAATGCTTCTCAATAGTTGCCTCCATGTATGCTTTATCACGAGGATGAATGTCATCAATAGAGTTCTGTCTATTCTTTGTATCCTGACTACGTAGATCTGGAGTAGGAATACTCAACTGTAGTGCTGTACTATCAGCATAACGTTGAGAGAATTGTTGAAAAGTAAAACTTCTATGTCTTAATATCTGAGTAGCAATTGCTAATGATGTATTGATCTCAACAGTCATGAAAGCATGCTCAAAGATGCTCCAGTGCTGATGTTTAATACAATACTTAAGAAGACCCTCAAAGGACTCACTGTTTTGATTCTTGGGGTTGCTCACACGAGCACAGTATGCAATGCTCTTCTCTGCTTCAGGAGTGACAGAGACAGGAATAATCTTAGTTTTCATCAATAAAATCTTTTAATGTGTAGAGACTTTTACGTTCTAGACCTACCAATTTCATAGCAGTATCTGCCTCACTATTCTCCTGTCTATCTACAATAGATACGACACGTTTAACTTCATAACCAGCATCACGGAGTTGTTTGACTGCTTTAATTGCAGAACCTCCTGTTGTGATTACATCTTCCAATACAGTTACCTTAGTTCCCTCTGGAAACTCTGGTCCTTCTATCCATGCACCTGTTCCATGTCCCTTAGGTTCTTTACGAACTATGAGAGCATCTACCATTCTCATATCTAAAGCAGAACAAACAGCAACACCTGAGACTAAAGGATCAGCACCAAGAGTAAGACCTGCTACTACAGGAGTATCAACATGCTCTAAAAGCATCATGGAAGCAAGAGTT